ATTACAAGGATAATCTACAATACAATCTATATCTTTCTGTATGACTACATCTAAATCAAAAAATATTTTCTCACCTTTTTGCTTTACAACATTGCGATCAAAAAGATGCAACTTGTTCCACCACTTCTCGTAGTAGTTATCTTCTGGAAAAGGTATCACAAGTATATCTGGATTCAAGTTATGTGGTAGTTCAGTCAGACAATAAAAATCAAAGTCTTCTTTGATATACTTCTTACACTGCTCATGAATTTTATTCACATGTTCAGGGCCGTATTTCTGTCCCCACTTCACGGTGTAAATATTAATCATCTCCAATGCTCCAATAAATTCGGATCTGCTAAGTTGTCTTGTTTTGTGCTGCCTCTGTTTTTATCTTCAAACGGTAACAAGTCAATATTAAAGACACATAATATTGGGGTTGAGCGATATGTGTTCACTACTAAATCATTTTCGTCCCAAGAACGCCCACGATTGTACGAGTATGCCATCCAACTTGGGAAATGTCCCCATAGTTTTGCTTCACTAAATTCGCCCCATCGCCAACTGTGATAGTTATCAGTACCATCGGTGAATGTGAACCATATTTGTTCTTGATGTTTTAGAACATCTTTCCAAATAACCTCACATTGATCGTCACTCCACACTTGACAGCTACCATTAGTATAAGCGCCATGTGCAAGTTTAAACTGTCTAGTTTTCATTGGACGGGGATCTTGCCACCAACTTTTTAGTTTAGTTGGACGATCTAAATCGTATGTAATGATAGGACCCATGTCATTTTGAATAATAACATCAAGGTCCAGAAATACAAATCTTCCAGTAGGATTATCATCAGCAAAATTATGAGTATTAAAAACAAAAGTCTTAGGGCGATCCCAACAACGAGCCATACCGTATTTAAAATTATCACTACCAAACCAATACTTAGGATGAATACTATCAATGTCAGGAAAGTCAATTACTTTAATCTCTTCATCAAGACCCTCAGGGTGTTCCGTGTAGCAATAGAAGTGAAAGTCAAACTTCTCAGAATCAGTATGACGCTTTGCCATGTTCTTTAATTTATTTACAAAATGAGGACCATACTTAGTTCCCCACTTACAGCAAACATAATTTACACGCATCTCCATAACCTCAATAAGTCTTTGTCTTTTAAGTCTTTAAGTTTTATTTGTTTCTTTGCGTCAGGATGTGGTGTATTATCAATATTAAATATACAAACTTTAGCATCGGGTCTGTATTTAAATAGTTCTAAATCATTTGGAAATTTCATGCCCCTATTATATGAATACAACCAGTCAAAAGGAATGTTAGACCAAAAGTCTTTTTGTCTCCAATAGTGGTAGTTGTCACTGCCTTTGTAGAATGTTTTGAACACCATTTCATCATCAAACAAAACTTCTTCATATATTTTTTGACACTGATCAGAATTCCATAACATCATGCTTGAGTTAAAGAAAGTGCCTCTCATATCTATAAACAATCTTTCGTGTTTTTGTTTGGGGTTTTGCCAATTGGAATGTGCAATTCTTGGCTTTTCTGCAAGTTTATCTATGTCATCAATATTGTTTTGAATGATAACATCTAAATCAAAGTAACACCACTTGCCTTCATATCCAAGCCATTTATGCGAGTTGAACACAAGAAACTTTGCTCGGTCCCAACAATACAATTCTTTACCGAACCAATGATCAGGGTGCAGTACACCATCATCGGGAATAGGAAAACAGTCTGCTAGAATACCTTCATCATCATCTGTATAACAGGTGAAAGTAAATTCTTTTGTATAATTTTTCTCAATCATATTATAAAGATTATTCACATAGTCAGCGGAGTACTTACTACCCCACTTGATGCATACAAAGTTCATGCTCATATTCTTTCTCAATATCCGGGAAGTCAGCTTGCCCGTTTAATAATGCTATCGTGTATTCAGGTTTGTATTTATTACCTGAAAACTTAAATGAATATATCTCACTCTCAGGAAAATGTTCAAATGTAAAGTTTTCATGGTACAAAAATCTATCATCACCTGCGTATTTAACCATGTAATAGTCTTGATTCTTTTCCCAATAATCATATATATGTCTAGCATTTTCCCACAACATTACACTGGAATTAAAGTTGCTTAGGTAATTATAAGACCATCTTTTGTCTTTATGATAAGGAAAATTCTTATCTTTCCAATAAGTATAACAAATAATAGGATTGCTGTCAAGCATTTCAAATAAATGATCTAAATTATTTTGTATTCTTATATCCAAATCTAGATAAAGTATTTTTCCGAGATTGTTTAATTTAAATAATTTTATCTTTTCCCAGTGACCTTCTATTTCAGTATCAGTTGGTATTGTATAAATATCAGGGTATAAACCAGTGGGGTTATCCGTTACGCACACATAGTTATATTTACCATCTGTGGCATCGTATATTCTATTTACATCTGCGGATGTATACTTGTTTCCATATTTTAATGTTAGAATTGTATTCATATTAAGAATTCATTTTTTATAAATATTGTATCAATAAAGGATGCTTGTAAATGGCTGCAATACAAAATATAGTTATAGATCAAGGAACAACATTTTCTTTGATATTTAACATAACAAATGCGGATGGCACAGCCAAAGATTTAACTAGTTACACGGGTTCTTCACATTTAAGAAAAAGTTATTATACTAATACTTATACTGCATTTACTGTCGCTAAAGATAATCTAGAAGGTGAAATTACAATTTCGCTGACGGCAACACAAACTAGTGCTTTAAAAGCAGGCAGATATGTATATGATGTAGAAATTGTAAACAATGTTGAAACTTTAAGAGTGTTGGAGGGAATCATAACTGTAACGCCTGAGGCAACCAGATAATGGCTATCAATGTAAACGTGCCTGCTGCATCTGTCGTTACCAAAGTAAGCGTACCTTCTGCATCTACTAGAATAACAACTATTACTAGAACACCTGGATCTCAAGCCTTAACTAATGCAAAGTTAGAAAATTTAGCGAATGTAGATCCTACTGCGATTCTAGAAGATGGAGATACATTAGTGTATGACATAACATTACAAAAATGGGTTCCTACAGCATTAACCGCAATAACTGGCAACGTAGATGGTGGAACGTATTAAAAATAATAATAATTTATAACCAACAGAGGAAATGCAATGTCTACAATTATTCAGATCAAACGTTCAACCGCAATAACAGCACCGGATACCGATGACTTAGCTGTAGCAGAATTAGCATATGCACAAGATAAGGCAAATGACGGTGTAGGTGCTAAACTATATATTGAGTCAGTAAACAACGATAACTCAGCAGTTATTCATGCTATTGGTGGTAAATTTTATACTGATGTTGTTGATGGCGCAACTAATGCTAATACTGCTTCCAAACTTGTAAAGCGTGATGCTTCAGGCAATTTTGCAGCAGGAACAATTACTGCGGCTTTAACAGGTAATGCGTCTACGGCAACCACAGCAGCAGCACTGACTACTGCTAGAACAATCGGTGGTGTTTCTTTTGATGGTTCAGCAAACATTAACTTGCCAGGTGTCAATGAAACTGGTAACCAGAATACAACTGGATCAGCAGCCACTTTAACAACCGCTAGAAATATTGGTGGTGTTTCCTTTAATGGTTCAGCAAACATTGATCTGCCAGGTGTTAACACCGGTGGCAATCAAAACACTACAGGATCAGCAGCCACTTTAACAACTGCCAGAACAATCGGTGGTGTAAGTTTTGATGGTTCAGCAAACATTGATTTGCCTGGTGTTAACACTACTGGTAATCAGAATACAACCGGTTCTGCTGCAACACTGACTACTGCTAGAAATATTGGCGGTGTTTCATTTAATGGTTCAGCGGCCATTAACTTGCCAGGTGTCAATGAAACTGGTAATCAGAATACAACTGGTTCTGCTGCAACACTGACTACTGGAAGAACAATTGCTATCACTGGTGATTTAACTTATACTAGTGGAAGTTTTAACGGTTCAGCTAACGTAACTGGCGCAGGTACATTAGCAACTGTTAACTCAAATGTTGGATCATTTGGTTCAACTACAGCAGTTCCTGTTATTACAGTAAACGCAAAAGGTTTGGTAACTTCAGTAACAACAGAAAATATTTCAACTTCATTTACTCTTGCTGGCGGAAGTGGATCACCTGTTACAATAGCTGGCGGTTCTACACTGACTGTAGCTGGTACAGCAAATGAAATCAACACTGCTATTTCAGCCGGTCAAGTTCAAATTGGTCTGCCAGATGACGTAACGATTGGTCAAGATTTGTCTGTTTCCAGAAACTTAGTTGTTACTGGTAACCTTACTGTCAATGGTACTACTTCTACACTTGCTACTACTAACACATTAGTCAAAGATACCCTGCTTGAATTAGGCAATGGTACTACTGGCGCCCCTGGTAACGATTCTGGTATTGTTATTGAACGTGGTGATTCAGACAATGTATTCATGGGTTGGGACGAGTCGGCTGATAAGTTTACAATGGGTACAACTACTGGCACTGGCGCATCTACCGGTAACTTAACTATTACTGTTGGTACACTTGTTGCTAACATTGAAGGTAACATATCTGGTGGTACTGTTTCAGGATTATCAGCGGATATCGCAGTTTCTGACGGTGGTACTGGTGCAGGTACATTTACTAGCAACGGTATCCTTTACGGTAACGGAACAGGCGCATTGCAAGTAACTGCTGCGGGTACTAATGGATATTTCTTATACTCAAATAACGGTACACCTGCTTTTACTAACGTTGTGGATGGCGGCACTTATTCTTAAATATATAATATAAAAAGGGAAAAGTTATTTTCCCCTTTTTTGAGGTGACAATATGGATACGAGCAACACACAGAATAATGTACTACTTGATGAATATATTGCTAACCTAAGCAAGTCATTGAGTGATAAAACATTAGAATTTATTTTAATAACTTCAAAATTGTCTGTAGCACTAAAAGAAAAAGAAAAAATGAAGAGTGCTGTATTAGAAAAGACACAGGAAGTTGATGCTTTAAACAAGTCTAATCAAGCGTTAATCTTAGAATTAAATGCAGAAAAAGCAAATATAAAGATACGTGAAGTAGAAGTAATCAAAGAAGTTATCGTTGAGAAAAAAATTTCTAATGATGATATAACAGAATTAGAAGATCGTAATAAAAAGTTACTGCAAGAGTTGCAACAAACTGATACTGTAATTAAAAAATATAAAAAACGAATATCAGATTTAGAGGCAGAATTTAATGTCAACAATAATTAAACCAAAAAGATCGGAAGCAGTAGGTCTTGTGCCAGGCGCCGAGGATTTAGAAATAGGAGAAATAGCATTAAATTCTACTGATAAAAAAATATACACAAAGAAAACTGATGGTACTATAGTTGATATGTCTGGTAGCATTTCTGCATCTGATACTGATGAAACTAATGCAGTTACAAAGTTTACGTTTGCAGATACCTCTACCAGTAGTATGTTTGTAGATTTTGATTCTGAAGCAGGCACTGCAATTATTCAAGTATCAATCAATGCTGATCAAGATTATGGTTTAATTACTCAAGAAGTCGGTGACTTTAATGCAATCGACTATGGAAGTATAGCATAATGGCAACTAGAATTAGATTTAGACGCGGATCAACCGCGGATCACGCAACATTTACGGGTGCAGAGGGAGAATTAACAGTCAATACTTCTAAAGACACATTAGTAGTCCATGATGGTACAACTGTCGGGGGTTTTGAATTGATGAGATCGGATCTTAATAATTTAGGTGCCGGTACTGCAATTCCTGCTGTTAATATAACTGCCGTAGATTGCGGCACATACACTTAGGATATAAATTATGCCAACAATATTACAATTAAGACGCGGAACTACTGCGGAACATGCAACATTTACGGGCGCTGTTGGTGAAGTTACCGTTAATACAACAAAAGATACTATAGTAGTCCATGATGGCGCCGTTGCTGGTGGCTATGAACTGGTATCTCTGGCAGCAACTCAGACTTTGACTAATAAAACACTTACTAGTCCAACTTTAACAACACCTGCTCTTGGTACTCCTGCTTCTGGCACATTAACAAATGTCAGCGGTCTGCCTCTTACAACAGGTGTTACAGGCACTCTACCAGTTGCTAATGGTGGCACTGGTATAACTTCTTTAGGTTCAGGTGTGGCTACTTTCTTAGGTACACCTTCAAGTGCAAACTTGTTAGCAGCCGTAACAAATGAAACCGGTACTGGCGCACTGGTATTTGCTACTAGCCCAACATTGGTAACACCAGCACTCGGTACTCCTTCTAGTGGTACACTAACAAGCTGTACTGGTCTGCCTCTTACAACAGGTGTTACAGGCACTCTACCAGTTGCTAATGGTGGCACTGGTATAACTTCTTTAGGTTCAGGTGTGGCTACTTTCTTAGGTACACCTTCAAGTGCAAACTTGTTAGCGGCAGTAACGAATGAAACTGGTACAGGTGCATTAGTATTTGGTACTAGCCCAGCAATTACAACATCTTTAACTACACCAAGCACTTCGTTTGATCTTATTAATACAACTGCTACTACAGTTAATTTTGCCAAAGCAGCAACTGCTCTTTCTATCGGTGCAGCAACTGGTACAACTACTGTTAACAATGCATTAACTGTTACTGGCGATTTAACTGTTAATGGCACAACTACTACTGTTAACGCTACCACTATTACTGTTGACGATAAAAATATCGAATTGGGTTCTGTTGCAGTTCCTTCCGATATTACTGCCGATGGTGGTGGTATCACTCTTAAAGGTGCAACTGATAAAACTCTTAACTGGGTTAGTGCCACTAATGCGTGGACATCATCTGAAGATTTTAACCTGTTAACAGGTAAAGTTTATGAGATTAATGGAACAACAGTTCTATCTGGATCAGCATTGGGAACTGGAATTACTGATTCTTCATTAACTTCTGTTGGTACTATTGGTACTGGTGTTTGGCAAGGTACATTGATTGGTGCTACTTATGGTGGTACTGGTGTTAATAATGGTTCAAATACATTAACTCTTGCAGGCAATGTTTCACATGCTGGTTCATTTAATCAGACGTTTACTGCTACTGCTAATACTTCTGTAACATTACCAACTACTGGTACTTTGGCAACTCTTGATGGTGCAGAAACACTTACTAATAAAACACTTACTAGTCCAACTTTAACAACACCTGCTCTTGGTACTCCTGCTTCCGGCACATTAACGAATGCAACTGGCTTGCCAATATCCACTGGTGTTTCTGGTCTTGGTACAAACGTAGCGACCTTTTTAGGTACACCATCAAGTGCAAACTTGTTAGCGGCAGTAACAGATGAAACTGGTACAGGTGCATTGGTATTTGCCACCAGCCCAACCTTGGTAACCCCTGTTTTAGGAACACCATCAAGTGGTACATTAACAAGTTGTACAGGTCTTCCTATTAGTACTGGTGTATCTGGTCTTGCTTCAGGTGTAGCGACCTTTTTAGGTACACCATCAAGTGCAAACTTGTTAGCGGCAGTAACAAATGAAACTGGTACAGGTGCATTGGTATTTGCCACCAGTCCAACATTGACCACGCCAAACATTGGCGCTGCTACTGGTACCTCACTGACTACGACTGGCGCCGATGGTATTTTAGTAAGAGCAGCGGCTACTCAAGATGGGGTTCAACTCAAGGGCCGTGCTGGCGGTACTGGAAGTTTTGAAGTTGTTATTTCTCCTACTACTCTATCAGCCGATCGTACTGTTACTCTTGCAGATGGCAATACAACCCTTCAAACTGGTACCATGGCAGTAACTGGTACAAACTTGTCTCAGTTTGCTGCAACAACATCATCACAGTTAGCTGGTGTTATCAGTGACGAGACCGGATCTGGTGCATTGGTATTTGCTACAAGCCCAACATTGGTAACACCAGCATTGGGCACTCCTGCTTCTGGTGTAATGACCAATGTAACTGGTACAGCATCTGGATTAACTGCTGGTAACGTAACAACCAATGCGAATTTAACTGGGCATGTTACATCGGTCGGAAACGCTGCTGTTCTTGGTTCGTTTACTTCTTCTCAACTTGCTACTGCATTAACAGATGAAACTGGATCTGGTGCTGCTGTATTTGGTACTAGCCCAGCAATTACAACATCTTTAACTACACCAAGCACTTCGTTTGATCTTATTAATACAACTGCTACCACTGTAAACTTTGCTGGTGCAGCAACTACTCTTTCTATCGGTGCAGCAACTGGTACAACTACTGTTAATAATGCTTTAACTGTTACTGGCGATTTAACTGTTTCTGGAACCACAACTACTGTTAATACAGAAACAATCAATCTCGCTGATAACATCATTACACTTAATAGTAATGAGGCAGGAACTCCATCGCAAAATGCAGGTATTGAAATAGAACGTGGCACTTCCACTAACGTTGCTCTTCAATGGAATGAGAGTTCCGATATTTGGGAATTTACAACAGACGGAACTAACTATATCCCAGTTGTTGGTACCACATCAACCCAGACTTTAACTAACAAGACACTTACTAGTCCAACATTAACG